AATGGCAATCTTTTGCAATTTAGTTTTGCACATATTTTTGTTAATAATTTAAAAATGACCGGCAAGGATTTAAAAAAAAATGGACAAGAATAAATTTCATCCATTTATTCAAGTGTGGTATTACTTAATTAAATACCTTTGTCAATATATTATTAACCTTTATAAAAAAATTAGAACATGAAAACCTTATTAATACTAGCCATAAGCCTTATTTTACTAGCATCTTGTGAAAAAGAATATAAATGCCGTTGCATGATCACTAATAAAAGTACAATCGTTGACAGTGTGACTTATAAAGATGTGGTTGAGGTAGAAAGTTATGAATTACTAATTAAGTCAACTAAGAAAGCTGCCAGAAATGGAGAGTGTTCTAGTTACAAAAAAAGCACTTCGATAAATGGAAAAGCAATGCAAATTGAAAAAACTTGCACAATTAATACTCAATAATCTCTTCAAAAAATCACTTCAGCTAAAAATAATGATGGAGATTTTTAAATAAATTGTTAAATTTTTATATACTAAACCACTCCTAACCGAGTGGTTTTTTTATGCCAAAACCCTTCATTTTATCAATTTAACAAAACTAGCAAATGCTAGCATTTGCTTACACTTGCTATTTTTGCTAAGCAAAATTAACACTTGCTAGCATTTGCTTACTTATAATTAAGACACAAAAACAATGTAACTTATTGATAATCATTAAGCATTTGCTTGTTTTGCTTAGCAAATGTTAGCATTTGCTTGTTTTGCTTAGCAAATTTAGCATTTGCTTGTTTTGCTTAGCAAATGTTAGCAAATGTTAGCAAATGTTAGCAAACGTCAGCAAACGTCAGCAAACGTCAGCAAAACAAGCTGATAGTGATAGTGATAATGATAGTGTAAGTGAGATAGATATTTAAAAAAAATAAACAAAAAAAATGCAAACACCATTTTGCAACATTTTGCAATTCAGAAAACTAAACAACATTTTAAACTATCAATGTTTACTAACAGTTTAAAGCCTTGCCTTATCATTTGATTTTCAAATGTTCGCTTTTTTTGGAGCTAATGTTAATCCAAAGTAATTTTGATTCATGGCAAAGGAAAACGATTACATGAAAATAAATTTTAATGTGTTGCATCGAAAATCCTGCCTAGACAGAAGTATTTACGATTGGATTACCTCAGCTCGTTACCACATCCCTAGCCTCTCAATCATCGATTGTGCCAAGTCTTTCCTAACCTACCACAAAATTGACGAAGGTGAATTGTCCATCGAAAAAATAAAAAAAACATTCATCCGCATTCAATCTGAAATTTTTGAGGATTCTAAAACTAAACATCATGGCTAGTAAAAAAATACCTCAAAAAATTAATAGCGTTAAATCTGCGAGCGAAAAAAGCAAAAGTGGTACTAGTGTTCCAATTTTGACAAAACCAACCGCAAAAGGCAAAAAAAAGGCATCGAAGAAATCCGTTGTTAAACTAAAAAAAAATTCAACCGAAGTTAAAAAAGATAACCGAGGTCGTAATGGTGTGAATGAGGAAGAGCTCGTGCTAAAGCTATACTACGATGAAGATATTCCGAAGGGTTTAAACGATTTGCAGCTTTGTGCAGCCATTGGCATTTCAAAAACATTCTTTTACGAGTGTTTACAGCGAAATGAGGATTTTAAGGATGCTATAAAGTTCTACAGAGGCATTTCACACATCGAAGTACTGAAAGCTTTCAAAAAAACTGCCTGCGGTTTCAACTTTGACGAGGTGAAACAAGAGCTTCGTAAAAATCAAAAGGATGGAACTTACGAATTGAAAGTTACTGAGATTGTTACCAAACATGTTCCACCAAATCCAACGGCTGGTATTTTCTACCTTAAAAACAAAATGGGAAATCATTTTAAAGATAAGATTGAAACTACTATTTCAGCTGGTAATGGTTTAGAAAACATCACATTCATCATCAAAGGAAAAGATAAGTAAGTTATGGCTGGAGGAACAAATATCAACAGGTTAGTGACTGAGTTATTTCCAGAGGCAACGTATTGCGCTTCTGGATTAGATCATGGTAAGTGGATTACAGAGAAATACAAATTTGATTTAAAACATGCGTTCTATACCACCATTGAAAACGGTAAAACCTATTTCGTGAATGGTAAAGAATGGAAGGAAGAATTAGAACAATTAAAAAAGAAATTAGAGGATAAGGTGATAGTGTAGGGTGTGTTCGCTGGTCGCGTGGCTGCTTTAAAAGCTGGGTTTGTTTTCGCTTCAAGCGTTTGGTTTCCCATTCTAGACCAGAGGGGTGGTTAGACTCCACAAATCCTTACCTCGATATTGAAACGATGATAAAAAACAAATCAATAATTACAAAGTGTTGTAGGTCTATAAAAGACTTACGAGACTTACGAAAATACTCAAATGAAGTGAGGCAAATTGAAATTGATAAAGAAATAAACGAACTAGAAAAACTAAAAGAAGATGTTAAAAAAAGTAGGTCAAATTTTCAGTAAAGTAATGGAAGGTATTGCCACTCTTTACTTTACGTTGTGTTTTATGATTGTGATTGCTGTATTTCCAATTAAGGCAATTTGCATGTTAGTGAGTTGGTTATGGAATATGTTCTAAGCTATGAAAGAAACGCAACCACATAAAGCCGATGAAATAGCTATTGTTAAGCAAGTTCAAGTAAAACATAATAAGTTTCTTGGAACCTTGATACCTGAAAATGGTCATACGCTTTTTGAGTTTGATAAAACAAATTTCGAATTAAGAAAAGCAACGTTTAAACAAAAGAATGCTGTGTTTAAGTTCATTCAAGATGCCGGCCCTGATTTAAAAAAAGAAGTTGTTGTTAAAGAGAATTGTTTTTATGTATCATCCTTAAACGTTAAAAATGCAGTTAAGAAAATACATAAGCAGCTTCGTGTTGCTTATGTTATTGCTATCAATGAATAGTAAACCAAATATACAAAGTCGTGTGGTGGAATTTGAATTTTCTGATCCACAGTTAGAGATATTGGAGTCAACGGCTCAAATCAAACTCTTTCATGCTGGCGTCGGTAGTGGTAAAACTCACATCATTGGTGCAGATAATTTAATCTTAGCGATTAACTATCCTCATGTGAGAGGATTCATTGGAGCGAATACTTATAGCCAATTAAGTAAATCAACATTGGTTGGAGTATTCAAATTATGGGCCTCATTCGGAATTATTCGCGATGTGCACTATGTGGTAAATATAATGCCTCCTCCTGATTATAAAATTTATGGGGAGCGTTTAGAGCGTTACAACAATACAATCAGTTTTAAGAATGGTAAATTAATTTTCTTAGCATCATTAGAAAATTATCAGGCCATTGACGGTATTGAGATTGCACATGCTCACTTAGATGAAACTAAAGATACTCCAGAGGAAGCAGTAAAAGAAGTTATCTTGGCTCGTTTACGACAAAAAGGTTTATGGCTAGATAAATTTGGAAATATTACAACTGATGAAAGTCAAGGAGTAGTTGGTTACAATCCATTAAGCATCTTTACATCACCTGCTAAAGTTGACTGGATTTCTGAATGGTTTAATTTCCCGAAATACTTTGAAGAGATTAATGCAACCATATTTGAAGAAGGCAATTACTTCCGTAAACGCATAGGTGATAAGTTAGTGATCATTTCATCAACCTATCATAACGCACATAACTTGCCAGCTGGTTACATTGAAAGTAAATTGATTGAACCGAATGCTCACAATCAGCATTTGATTCACATGTTGGTTTATGGCTCTCCATTAGCTAAAGCTGGTAATGAATACTATAACACCTTTGACCGAATGAGACAGGTGAAAGATGTTGAAATGCCAAATAACATTCCGGTTCATATTGGATTTGACTTTAACCGTGGTCCTTATATTACTTCTGGATTGTATAAGGTTTGGTATAAGTCTGACGTGAATCGTTGGCACATTCATAAGTTTGATGAGGTTTTATTACCTCCTCCACATAATACCACCGAACATTTAGCAAATAAACTCATTGAATTATACGGCCATAAATTTACTCATGGTGTTTTTTATTATGGTGATTATTCTGGATTCAATAAACGAACCAACTCAGTTGAAGATGATTATGATATCATCCGAAGAGTCTTAGCGAAGTACTTACACAATACTTCTGATAGAGTGATTGTGAATGACCGAGTAGTAAAACGTAAAGAGTTCATGAATAAAGTCAATTATGGTTCATTACCGATCGACTTTACGATGTCACCTAAATGCGTGAAGTTAATAGCTGATTTCGAGTTTGTGAAAGAAGGACCGGATGGTAAAAAACTAAAATCAAAAGATAAAGACGGCAACGAGAAATACGGACATACATCCGATGAAACGGAATATGTATTCACGAGCTTATTTGAACAATACTATAACATTTAAAAACGATTAACCATGGCATACAAGTTAGACAAAGGAACTGAAACCTTGAAGAAAACGATTAAAGGGAAGATTACTCATCCTGATTACAAAAGAGTAAATGAAATCATGGACCAGTACACAAAGTATGTGACTGGTGAAGATGTTGGTTCATTACTTCGTCAATTCAATCCAAGGGAAGAAGATACTCAATTTAAACAACGTAAAGAATTAACTCAAGCTGTTACATCTGATATGGCTAACCGTATCTTATCTCCAATGTATAAAATTGGTAGAAGTCGCGCAGATGTTTTAATCAATTGGAAAAGTGCAGATGGATTGGATAAAAAGAAAACTGAAATCATTGAAGTAGCTAGTAAATTCTATGGAGATGAATCTGTGGAAGCTTATTTGAATAACCGTTTAGTGGAATTAGATGCAACAGATCCTAATAGTTTTATTGTCACCGAAGCTAATGGTGCTTATGATCCTACTAAACCAGAAAGCGAAACCAATAAGAAGCTGGTACCATATCCATTTGAGGTTAACAGTAAAGAGGCGGTGAATTATGAGTATGTGAATAATGAGCTACAGTATTTAATTGTTAAGAATGAGTTTTTTGTTTCCGATAAAGATGGTAAGCCTGTTGAAATGAGTAAATACACAATTTACTTGGATAACGAGTCAGTTATGGCTACTCAAATACCAAAAGATACTTTGGATGCTTATATTGCTGCTAATCCTGACATAAACTCGTATGAAGTTTGGAATGTAAAAGAAAAGGATGAAGAGAAAGATGAAATTTATATCATTCGAGTAATAGAACATAAAGCTGGCCGTATTCCTGCTCGTCGTGTTGGAACTAAAAAAGATTTAACCACTCGTGGCCGCACTTGTGTTCCTATCATCCATCCTGCTCACCCCTACTTCTCGAAATCTATCAAAACGATGTCGGAATTTGATTTGGCAACTTGCTTACACTTGTTCCCTCAAAAAATTCAATATGATGAGGTGTGCCCGGGAGATATCACAAACAATGAAATCTGTAACCAAGGTAAAACCGTCGACGGTCATACTTGTAAACATTGTAAAGGTTCAGGATATAAAACGCATACATCGAGTGCTGATATTATTCGCGTGAAATTGCCTAAAGACATTAAAGATATGGTGTCATTAGATAATTACATGACTTACAAAGGCCCTCCAATTGATTTATTGAAGTTTCAGAAAGATTATGGCTTGTATGAGTTAACTGAATTAGCAACTAAGGCTGTTTATACATCTGATTTATATAGCCCGAACACTAACGCTGCAACGGCTACCGAAAAAACAATTGATTTAGAAAGTGTTTACGATACATTAAAACCTTTTGCCGATAGCTGGTCCGCAATGTGGAAGCATATCATGAATGTCATTGCCTCATATCGTGATTTGAATAAAGATATTGAAATCAATCACCAGTTCCCGAAAGATTTTAAAATGAAATCGGTAACGATGTTATTGGAAGACTTGAACAAAGCAAACACTTCAGGGGCCCCATCTTACATTAAAAACGAAATCAATAAAGACCTGGCACAGAAATTATACATTGACAAGCCAAACGAATTATTGAAGATTGAGGTGAAGAATAAGTTTTTCCCATTTAACGGTAAAACAGAAAGCGAGATTTCAAATATCATCGTGAATGACTTAACCTCGAAGTATAATAAAATCCTTTACGCAAATTTTGACAATATTTTTGATGAATTGGATGCTGAAAACTCAATTAATGATGTGAATTTCTACCGAATGGAGAAATCTAAACAACAATCATTGATTAAGGCTAAAGTGGATACTATCATTTCAGAACTTGACACAGCTGCATCAAATGAAAGAGTACAAACGTTTAATCCAAACTTTGGAGGATAGGACATGTTAGAAGTAATTAAAACACCTAACGGTAGAATAATGTTTAAATCTCAAATAGAGGTTTATGATGCGCATGCTGAAGAAATGGGACTGAAAGATAAGGATGAAACATTAGTTCCTATTTGTTTTGATCCGTTAGCGGTTACGTCATATCGGCCTTCATATACCAGAGGAAGAAGTGAGAAACTATTACAAACTTTAGTTGAGATTAAGGGTACTGATGGATATGTGATTGAATGCACCTTTGATAAGTTTCACGAAATATTTATGAATTACAAATAATGCCAACGTATAAAGAAGTTTCAAAAATAAAATCGGATTTCATCTCTAAAAAAGAGGAATCGATTACTAATTCATTAACTGATCAACAAAGTAATTTGTATGATAAGCTATTGAGCGACTTCATGAAAGTGGCAAAGGATAAAGCAGACGGAAAAGAAGTAAACATTAATAAACTTCAATCGCAATTCAGAAAGTTTTATGATCAGAACTTTAATGAGGTGATGAGGCAAACTATTAACGCTTCACGTTCATTAACAGACTTAAATCAAATGTACTTCTCTACTCTTTTAGATTCTAATCGCTTAGATGAAATACACGACAATACTAAAAAGTTAGTGGATAAGTCATTAGGAGTGACTGATGCCAATAAATTAATTTCAAATGGATTCACGGATAAAGCTATTGCAAACAAGCAAGTACAAAATCTATTCGCTAAAGAGGTGAATAAGATATTGATCGGAAACCCTGATGTTAACCTGATGCAAAATAAGCTAAAGGAGTTTATTTTAGGGAACAAACAAAGCACCGGCATACTTGAGAGATATTACCGAAACTTTGCCAATGATTTATTAATCAGTATTGACAGAAGTAATTCGTTAGTGTATGCCAATGAATTAGAATTACAATCTTTCTTTTATGGCGGTGGTTTATTAACCTCTTCAAGAAGTTTCTGCATTAGTAAAAACGGAAAGATATTCACGAGGTCAGAAGCGGAGAAGTGGAAAGATTCAACGTTTATCACCTCCATGTATGGAACAAAAATCAATGATTATGAGCCACTGGTTAACATGGGTGGTTATGGATGCCGACATACTCCTGATTGGATTACTCAAGACATCGCTAAGGAGTTAAAACCAGAAAACAATAAGAAAGCAGCTGAAAAAAATAAGGCTTTTAAAGATAAACAGTCATAAAATAGGGACATCATGTCCCCATTATAAAACTTCAATTTACTGAATTTTGAATCATCTTAAATAGATTCAAAATATGAGCATTATAGCTAGAAAAGGTAAACTTCAAAAGACATTCTCAGATTTATCTTGGGAAAATTTAGGAGAAAACAAAAACGGATGGGAAGAAGTAAAGGCTGGAGGTACAACTTCAAATATTACTGCTAAAGCTGTTCCTCCTCCAACTGGAAACGTTGAAAAGAAAGAAGCTCCAGTAGTAAATGCTACAACTTCTGATATTTATAAAAAAGTAGAAGAAGAAGAAGCTCCTAAAACTGAAAACACTAACGGGCCATCGCAAGAAGAGAAGTTGGAAAAGTTTTTAGAAGAAAGCAAAGCAACGTTTTCTGAATCTGTAAAAGAATTAGGAATCACTAAAGGTTTAATCAAAGATTATTTCGATAAAGAAGAAAATGGAGTGGCTTACAAGGCCTCTGATTCTTTAGATGTTTTAATCGGTTTATTGTTTGAGCACTTAAACGGTGATGTTGAATTATTAAAATCTAAATTTTCATTATAATGTTAGTACAACTAAACTCCAACGGAAAGAAAATCGAAATCAAGAAAGTAGATTTTGACAAATTCTCTGATGATCAAAAGAGAAACTACACTATTTTAAATAATAGTGAAGAATCAGAAACAAAGCAAACAACTGCTGATACTTCAAAAGAAAAACCAGCAGCTAAAAAAGCAGACGAGCCAGCAAAGGCTTAAATATATTGCGTTATAGAGCAGCGGTCAGCTCGCTTGGTTCATACCCAAGAGGTCAGCGGTTCGAATCCGTTTAACGCTACTAAAGGTGCCAGTAACTATAACTGGATGATTAAAAGCTGACGGGTAAGCCGTATGAATTATGAATAAACAAGAAATGGAATTTGTCACTCAATTAGTAACCACAACACTAGGAGTACAACAAACAGAAATCGCCTCGGTTTTGTTTGACATCAAAGAGGATGACACCGCAGAAGTAAAACCTGACGCTCTTAAATTTTTGTTAGATAAATCAGCTGTAAGAGTTGCATCATTTAAAGAAGCCGAAACAAAGGCTCACGATAAAGGATTCAGCAAAGCGAAAGCAGAAGCGATTTCAAAATTCGAAACAGAGTTAAAAGAAAAACTAGGAGTTACATCTGACAAACAAGGACTTGAACTTATTGAATTTGCTATTTCTGAAAAGATAAAAGCGTCAGGTGGTGAGATAGACGAAGAGAAAATTAAACGTTCTCCAGTGTATTTAAAAACCTTAGAGCGTTTAGAAAAGGATAAGGCAGATGCAGTGAAAGCCGCAGAAGATAAGTTCAACGAATTGAACAATAAGATTCAAAAAGAATCAACGTTCAAAACTATTGCCGAACAAGCAAATGCTGTATTAGATGAATTAAAGCCGATTTTACCAACAGGCCAAACAGCCGAGGGTAAATCAAAAGCAGAGATTCAAAGACAACGTTTCTTAAATGAACTTAGCTCAGAGTATGGCTTTGAAATTCAAGACGGTAAGATATTAGTGACTAAAGATGGTAAAATTTTAGAAGATGCACATGGCAACATGATTCCTTTAAAAGACATCGTAAAGAATAGAGCTAGTGAATTATGGGACTTTCAACAAGGCGAACAAAGAGCAGGAACAGGAAACAATAATAATGCAGCTGGAGCGAATAACGGTGGTGGTGTTAAAAAATATAACGGCCCTGCACCAAAAACAGCTGAAGAGTACTCCTCAATGATCGGTAAAGCCGAAACCATTGAAGAGAAAAAAGAAATCATGCAACTATGGGAAGAGGGTCAAAAAAAGTAAAAGTTTAACCCTTAATCAAAACCTGACGAGGTCAAACGTTATAACATGGCAATTACGCAAACAGTGCTTACAACAGCATTAGTAAAACAAGAATTAATGTGGGCTGACTCACAAAGAAAAGCAGACTACCAAGCAAACGCTGTGGCAGCTAACGCTTTAATTGAAAACACAACCGCTCGTTTAGAGATTTTATCGGATGTATCTGATAAAAAAACGCGTAAAGCGAAAATCTATTGGAACGATGTGTGTGGTGTTACTCCTGGAACGACTGCTCCAAACTTCTGTACAATTACTGGAACTGCTCCAAATTCAGCAGCTAAAGAGTTTGAAATTACTAAGTACGCAACTTCTTCTTTTGAATTAGACGAAGCGTTGTATGTAAACAACCAATTAAAATTGGATGAAGTGTTTGCGGACACTATGTTAAAACATTTAAAAGCGTTAGATGAGAAAATTGCTCAAGTTTCTGTGTCTTCTTTAGACGCTTTTGTTCAAGCAAATGCAAATACAGGTGGTATCGGCTGTACTGATGAAACTGGTGATTGGGTGGAAACATTTATTAACCCTTCTTACTGGTCACCTAGTATCATGAGTTATTTTGCTAAAACAGCAATCTTAAATAAATTCTCAAATCCATTCTTATTAGATGGCTCAAACTTATTTGATCATTATACATTAGCACAAGTTAACTCTGCAAATGCTGATGGAAAAGGTGCTGCAAACATGTTTAGCTTAATGAAAATGTATTCTGATTTATTTAATGTTGAGGCTGTTTCAGCTGGATCTACATACATGATTAATCGTGGTACAGTTGCTTTTGCTTCTAAAGCATGGTGGACTGGCGTTTCTCAAAATGCTCCAGTAGTAGATTCAGAAGGACGTCAAAAATTCTCAATTAAATCGAACAACATTCAAGGTTTAGAGTATGATGTTTACATCACTTCAACTTGTTCAGGTCGTTTTGAAAAACATAATGTATTAATCGTTGCTGAATACGACATCTTAAACGGTGCTCCAGCTTGTGATGATGCAACTGGTGTATTGAAATTCACTTGTGGAGCTTGTCCTACAGTTACACCATAATCATATTTAATAATCATTAATTAAAAAAGCCGCTTCTTAATTAGGGGCGGCTTTTTTTAAACACTTTTTTATATGGAATGCTTAGATAACGTCATTAAACTTTCAAGAACAACTTGTGATTGTTATGATAATAATAAACCAGAAGATTTTGCCGAAGGTAAATCAGAAGTTTACCTAGATGAATTAGAAGGCATGTCACTTGACATGGTTGCAAGCGCTTCTGATTGTGCAAGTGGTGGTTTATGGGACTTAATGAATAAGGCTCGAATGAATGCTGTTTTACAATTCAAAACAGATTATCTAAGCTGTATCGGCACAAGACTTACATCCAAGCGACCTAATTTAACAGGAACGATTGGAAATACTTCTTTTAATTCGACATTAAACTACTCTGAAAACATGGCTGGTTTAAGAATTAAAACTAGAAATATTGTAGGAGCTTACATGTCAATCAAGAGTTTCAGTTTGATGTTTAATAGCACATCAACATTCAATATCAAAGTGTATAGCAGTGATGATTTAACCACTCCTATTGGAACATATCCAGTAACAAGTGCCGCTAATGTGGTACAAAAAGTTTCTTTAACAGATGCTTTAAAATTACCATTATGGAGCAATCAAACGACTGAAATTGAATACTATATCGTTTATGATTTAATCGGAACGTATGCTCCAAAGAATAACAAGGCGGATTGTGGTTGCACAAACAAACAAAACGTTGCTTATAAAACATGGGTAACTCCTGTTGGCATTAAAGGAAATTCAAGTCAAGATTTAAACACATTCGGAACGACAACTGAGTTTAACGGGTTAGCTGTTGAGGTAGATTTCAGATGTGATGCTAATCGCTTAATCTGCTCTGATGAATACCCATTAGATTTTGAAAACAATGATGCAAGAGCCTTAAATATCGCTTATACAGTTCGCTTCAAAGCTGGTGAATTATTATTAGAAAGTATCCTGGCTTCTGGAAACATAAATCGCTATACGATGCTTGATCGCGAAACAATGTGGGGGAAAAGAAACCGTTATAGAAGTTTATATGAACAATGGGTTGCGTATTTATGCGAAAATACGGACGTGTTAAATAGTGATTGCTTGTCTTGTCGTCCTAATCATAACGTTTCTAAAGGAAGTATTCTCGCTTAATGACATCGGCTCAATTTTCAAATATGGTAACGCAATTAGCGCAAGAATTAGTGAAGGAATTACCTATCATTAATGAGAAAGCGGCTTTAAATGTGTATGCCATGGTTAAAAATAGAGTCATTAATGATGGTACCATCGGAGAAAATAAAAGCCTTGGAGGATATTCAGACAATCCATTGCCAGCATTCTTTTTTAAAGACAAAGCGGCAAATGCTTCAGGAGAAGCAGCTTATAAAAAAGCACAAAAAAGCGGAGAAGGGATTTCATATAAGGATTGGAGAGAAGCAAACAACAGGCCAACTGATCACAAAACACTAAGCTTTACTGGAACGACATTTAATGATATTGGAGTCATTAAGCAATTGATTGACGGAACTAAAGTAGTAACTGTTGTTGGTGCTAAAAACACAAAGTCAAGAGCCAACGGGAAAACAACCTCTGAAATTATGGACTACTTAGGCGAGCAAGTGGGAGACTTCTTATCACCTAGTAACCAAGAAGTACAATTAATCACCTCATTTTATAATAAAGAAATCGATAAAATAATTAAAAAAACAATCAAATGATAAATACACTACAACTCTTATCACTCATTCTAACAGCCTTATTAGTGGCTGTGACTGGATTTACTTATTCACACATTCTCACACAACCAGGAGAAGTATTCGGAAAGCTTTATTTAAGATTAGATATTTTATTCAATACAGATAAAAGAAGTCGTGAGGGTTTAGGCTTTCATCCTGTATTTAAAATGATCATGGCTTGTCCGAAATGTGTATCAGGTCAATTGGCCCTGTGGATATTCGTTATTCTAAATTATCAAGATTACCTGCAGTCATTTGTTTGGCATTTTGTATTTCATATTCTGTTCGTTGGAACAGCCATCTTCTTCGCTACAATTATTAAATCATTTTACACTAAACACATAGAATAATGGAATTAAAAACAATCGACTTCAACAAAAAAGAATTTATAGCCAACGGTCAAAAGTATATCATCAGTGATAAAATTTCGATTCGTCGTTATGCTGAATATCAAAAACTAATGCCGCGATTAACTTATGGGTTAGGTTTTGATGAAATATTTAAGTCCTTAAAAAACGCCTATGCTCATTTGAATAAACAAAACTTTGCAGATTCTGCGGTGATCATTCACAACATCATGAACGGTATTTCAAACGTTGAAGAAAGTTCTCGCGTTCATCCGGCACTTAAAATGGCTGCTTTGTTTGTGAACCGAGAAGGTGAAGATGCGAAAGTTTATGATGAAGAATTAATGATGAAGAAAATTGAAGACTGGACCAAGGAGGGGTACAACGTCAGTGATTTTTTTACGTTGTCACTGAGTTCTATAAACGGATTCAGGGAAGCATACAGCGAATCTATCCAGAAAAAAGAAACAATGCAAGGCTAGAGCAGCTAGAAAAGCATAAAGAAAAATACATTGATCAGCACAAATTAGAAGTTGATAAATACTGGTCAGAATTAATCACGGCCATGACAGAGGATGATAACGGTAGAATAAGAGCAGGAGATGAGGTGATATTGTACGGAATGAATGTGGATGATTTTTTCATCAAATTATTAGTATTCAAAGAAAGAATAGAAGCGAAAATCGAACAAATTAAAAGTAGTAGAAAACATGAGTAACATACAAATACAATTACTATCCGATAATTCGCAGTTCTTACAAGGAATGCAACAAGCGGACAATGCTCAAAAGGCATTAGCGACTGGAGCAAAACAATTTGAATCAGATTCTAAAAAAGCTTATGATGAAGCTGGAAAAGGAGCAAAAGGTTATGGTGGAGAAACTGAAAAAACAGTTGAAAAAACGAAATCCTTAAAGGCTCAATTAAGAGAATTGAAAGCGGAGTTAGCGAATGCAACGGATCCAAAAGATATTGAACGTTTAGCAAGAGCAGCTGGTGCTTTAGAAGATCAAATCGGAGATGCGGCAGATGCGGCAGCAGTGTTCGCTTCTGATTCTCCATTTGAGCAAATAGGTAATTCAATCGGAAGCGTTTCCAGCAAACTAAGAAATTTAGATTTTAAAGGAGCCGCAGACCAAAGTAAATTATTGGTTTCAGCGACAAAATCATTGACATTTAAGGAGGCAATTGGAGGTGTTAAGGATTTAGGCGTCACCTTAGTAAATATAGGTAAATCATTATTATTGAATCCCATCTTCTTAATTGGAGCGGTAGCAGCGTTAATCATTACTAATTTTGATAAATTAAAAAATTCAGGTGGATTAGTTGGCGAAACATTTAAAGGAATTGGAAAAGCTATTGAAGTCGTATTAGATTTAGGCAAAGATTTCCTTGACTTTATTGGATTAATTGACAGTACAAAAAAATCTTTAGATGATTTAGTAAAATCAAACGAAGCGGTGATGTCAAATATCAATGCCCGATATGATTTAGAAATAGCAAAAGCAAAAGCAGCTGGAAAAAACATTGAATTATTGGAAATGTCAAAGGCTAGAGTTGCTTTATTAGGACAGAAATACATATTAAATGCAACTAGACAAGCATATTTACAAGGAGAGTTTGACGCTAAGGCATACGCTGAAAAGCTTTTGAAAATAGGATTAGATACAAATAAGGCCGCTGTTGATTTAGAGAATTTAAAAGCGGCCCAAGCGCAAAAAGCAAAGGATAAATCTCAGAAAGCTAATGATGATTATAAAAAGAATCAAGAAGCCTTTAATGCTGCATTATTAGATCTATTCAAAAAAGCACAAGCCGCAGAATTAGAGGGGTTAACTGGACAAGCTAAGATTGACAGACAAAAACAAATTGCTGAAGCTGAATTAAAACAATTGCAGGATTCTATTATTAAAAAACAAATAGCAGCTGGAAAAGGAAACAAATTATCCGAAAAGCAATTAGCAGAATTTCATCAGTTGCAATTAGCGATTGATAGAAAATATGGACAAGATACCGTTGCTTTAGAATTACAAACGATTCAAGAGAAATCAGCGTTAAGAATTAAAGAAGCGACTAATTTAAAATCCTCTATTGCCGAAAAGCAAAAGATTTTTGATTTAGAAACTCAAATTCAAATCGAGCAAATCAATGCATTAAGAACTCCTAAAGGGGTTAAAGAGGAAGATTTTGAAAAAGAAAAGCAAATTGCTATCCTAAATATTAAAAAGAAAGCGGCTGAAGATTCCTTGAATTTACGTTTAGCTCAAGTAGATGCTGAAACTAATGTATTGATCCAGCAAGCGCAGGCTGAAATTGCTTTATTAAATGCTAAAGGAGACGCTAACTCATTAGCTGAAGCAAAACGTTTAGAACAAACCATCGATTCAATTCAGTTAAATGGCGATAAACAAAAAGAATTGATCATTGCTCAAACGCAAAATTTATCTACTGATATTACAAAGGAAACGGATAAATTAAACAAAGAGTTACACGCTTTCAAAATCAATTGGGCTGATATATTTGGTGTTTCTGATGAAGAGTGGAATGCTATTCAAAAAGGATTGAATCAATTATACGATTCATTTAAACAAATTGCTGACGTCTATTTTCAATCAGAAAATGAGCGCCTTGATAATGAATTAAAAGCTAATCAAGAGAAAATAGATGTTCGAGATGAGAATTTAAAAAACCTTGAAGATGCTTTAGCAAAAGAAGATGAATTGAGAAGAGATGGATTTGCAAGTAATTCTGACAGAATAAGACAGCAAATTGAGGATGAAAAAGCAGCTAGAGAAAAAGACCTTGAAAACGACAGACGAATTAAGGAAGAGAAAAAGAAACTAGCTAAAGAGAAGTTAATCATTGATACTGTAACTCAAGCGTCAAATTTAGTAACGGCTATTAGTGAGGTGTTTTCGACTTATGCAGCTGTTCCTTATGTAGCCGCTTTATTAGCAGCTGGTATGGTTGGAGCATTTGCTTACACTAAAGCTAAAGCATTTGAGGCTGTTAATGCTGGAGGTTCATTTGCTGAAGGTGGATATACTGGTGATGGAGATAAATACGAAGAGGCCGGTGTCGTGCATAAAGGAGAGTTTGTCAACACAAAAGAAACGACTAAAAAATACAGAAATTTACTAGAAGGTTTACATGCTAATGATAACGCAAGGATTGAATTAGGACTTATGGACTTGTTGAAAAATACAGGTGTTTCTTTACCTGATTTATCAGGAGAAATTAACGCTAAAAAGTTTTCGTTAAAACAAGCAGAGATGAACGCTTATTTTAATAATGATAATTCGAAACTAGAAAGTAGAATTGGAAGTTTAGAAGGACATTTAATTGCTTTAGTTAAACAGGGAGACGAAAGTAAAACTATACTGCCAAATGGTGATATTATTGAGAAAAAAGGAAGTTTAACGAGAATCATAAGAAAAAAGAAACATGAATAATCGAAAATTTATTATCACTCACGGCATTACAGATACAGAGGTTTTTCCTGTATATGAAACGCTAAAGTATAAATGGGAGAAAAACGATAACGAGTTAAATTTTACTAAGTCATTAGAGACTAAATTATTGTTTACTAATAATTCTAAAAAATCAATAACCGATTTTTCTTTTTTCTCAAATTTAGAGTCTGACATTGACACTAGATGCGCTGACATATTTATTGAAATATTTAGACTTTGCTCTAACGTTTATGTGAGTGAATTTAAAGGAATTGTAAGATTAGTTGATGGAGAATGGGATTACGATAGATGTACGGTAGTTTTAGAGATCACGGGTAATAATCAAATCGATTGTATTAATAATAATAAAACAACCGCAGACAATCCTTTAGCTTTTTATACATTCAAAAATCCATCCGTTGGGTGTCCCACAGATTTAGGTCTTTACGACTATAACTCTGGCACATCTTCTTTTGAGTTTTTAGACATTGTTTCATTAACAGCGCCTACATATCCCAATTACATTAAAAAACCATACATAACAAATAATCTTTATCCGTATGGCACATTTTATAATCTTTGCAGAAACATCGTTAAAGAACTTCTAGTAAAATGCGGAAGAGACGAAGATGAGCCTATGCTTCGTTCTGACTTTTTTGATTGGAATGCCACAGGTGATACTCCTGGTTACGTGGCATCATCTTTACCTCTATTACCAGAATCAGAACCAAGACCAGCCGGAACAAAAAAAGAATGGTTTTTACCTAAAACGCCAGGAACTAATTATGTAACCGGTCAAACAAATAGATTAACTCATTTAATGTTTATGCCAAAATCAAATGCTAGAAATTCATCTTCTAGTATTTGGGAAACAGGTATAGGAGATAATGGATTTCTAAACGATAACCGAATCACGTTTGAAGAGTTGGAAAATATCTGGTCAACCATGTTTCATGCTTATTGGTTTATTGATACAGATGGTTGCATGAGGGTTGAGCATGAAAGTTGGTTTAATTCTAATTCAAGTGAAATAGATGTCACTATTGGAGAAAGTGAACCAATGAACAGAGCTAATAAAAAATATAATTATGAGACCAGTGAATTAGCGGAAAAAGAGATATTTTCATTTGATTATAATGGTGAAACCTTGAACGGAGGTAAAACTTTAAATGAATTAAATCCAAGTTCATCAGAATATAACATTATTAAATATCACGGAAACTGTATAAAAAAAGGCATAGAAAAACGATACGACGCCACTAAAGTAGATACTGATATGTATATACTAGATTCAGCTGGACACGCAACTCAAGACAATTATAGCAATAGTGGAATTTTCTTGTGTTCTATCGGTACATACGATACGGAAACATATCAGTGTACAGCTGGCGGATACGTTGTTAATTCCATTAATTGTGTTATGCACTTTTTATTATTGTCTACATTATCAGGAACTCACGTTATTAATGTAAATGACGGTTTCTATTTTAACGCACACCTAAATTGGTTTTTCTTAATAAGAGATTATCACAGAGGAAGAAGGGTTTTATCTGAAGGAACTAACGGGCAGAATGATGCTTATACATTAACGTTTAATCCAACAACTATAAAAACTAAATCACAAAAAAATGTGAGACTTATTAGTTGTTGTGAGGATATAGAATTTGATGCTAATAAAACAGTTATAAAAACAGAGTTAGGAGTTGGAGAAATATACGAAGCAGAATACGATACAAAAACAAACACATTCAAAATTATATTAAGACATGATTAGTAGCATTATAACACCCGTAAGATGGTATAACACCTATCAAGAACAAAGCAGATTTGAAATAGATTCTGAGATTTGCGAATATGAATTAATAAGCGATAAAACTCGTTTATTGCCGTTTCAGTTTAAAAGACCTGCGAGTGGGTATCTAATCAATAAGTGGTTTCTAAGAAAAGCTTGTAATGAACCAACGACCAATTTGATTGATTCAAATAATTCATTATTTACAAATGATACTGGATTTTGGACTAAAACAGGAGCTGGATTTGTAAACGGAAAATTAACCATAATCGGAAGCTCATCATCCATTCAAAGATCATCTATTTTAACTCCCGGAAAGTATTATGATATTGAAATTGTTGTTAGTTCATTGTCTAATGGATATGAGGTTGAGGTTTCTACAAATAGCGGAGTCATTCAAACAATAGATTCAACAGGAACATTTAAAATAAAATACTTAGCTGTTACAGGTGACAGTACTTTTAAAATTGAAACAACAAGTGGAGGTGCTTTTGATTTTATGGTATTCGAATCAATTCAGATAAAGGAATATGTTGGATTTAGTACTGGCATCGGAGACGTTGAATTGCCTATTGCTGATTTGTCATTAATAAATATTGGGACTCAAGATGCTATTATTTATTTCGGCACACCTTTTAATTTTCAAATACCTTGCGGGAATTATTACATGATGTTAACGACAACAGATGATACAATCTATTATTCTGAGGTAATTAGTGTTAAAGATTTCATCCCTTCTCATAGTCCATATACATTAATTGAATGGTTTAATAACTGTGATTTATCAGATGTTATTTATCAAAATATAAATTCTTATGCTTATAAAAACAGGATGTATATTGATGGCCCAATTTCAAAACCAGAATATCCATTTAAGGAAGACGGCGCTGAAGATGGAAATTCAGATTACAATGTTACGTTCCAAAAGTGGGAGAAAAAAGAAATATTAACCGTTGCTAAATGCCCTGATTTTATTGTAGACTCATTAACCACTATGAAGCTTCATGATACAATAGAAGTTACCAAGCCATTAAGAAAAAAACAATTATCCGTTTTGCCTGCTTATGAAATAAAAAGTATGGAGTTTGAAGTCATTCCTGTGATGAATGATTTTGCAAATAATGTGGAAATTAAAATGCTATTGAATGATAAAGTAATCGATTCAACATGTTGCACGAATATCACTGTTTCTGCTTGTAGAGCATGTAATTATACAGTTGATGAAGCTGGCGTTTTAACTGGTGACTTATATTTTGGCGAACTATTTTCTGAAGATTTTGGTTTATATAACATTACAACAGTAGCAACAGATAATATAACTGGCGTTGGAACGCTTGAATATATTATGAATGGCGATAGATCATCAATTTATCCAATTGGAACAAAAATTTATGTAGCAGGCGTGGCCCAAACTTCTAATATCGGTTTTCATGAAGTAACTGGAATTGTATATTTTGTTGGAACTAATAAAACACATCTTCAATGGTCAGGCATGACAACAGATGTGGGTCCAGCATCAGGAACGATTAAAGCGATTACTTATTCAGCAGAAACAGTTCCTGATGATACTTATGTTTGTACGAACACTGATAACTATGTATTTGTTAATGGTGAGCTATGGGCTATCGCTCCATCTTATAACACTGGTGCTATTTATGAAGATGCTACAAAATATCATTTAGCGGTTTTTGTATTACCAAATACTTACATTAAAATAAAAGTAATTGTTGATGACGGACATCTAACGGATTACTATTTACCAACAGTATATTTTGCAAACAATTCATCATTTAGTATAGATTTATTAAAGGCTGATTTACCGTTTGCAATACCAACTAATGGAACGGTTTCTTTTGAAGTAACATCTTATGATTTAAGTTGTAGCTATGGCGAAACGCCATATCATGCATTTACTTACGAGTCTTAGCACATAGGGACATGATGTCCCCTAAATAAATTTTTAGTTGAATCAATTTTGTAACTGAAATTATTAACTAAAAATTTATTTATCATGGCAACAGCTTGTGTAGATATAGTTTGTACAGACGCATGTTCTGACAACTTACCAGCAGTAGAATTTAGTATTTGTGCTCCCGAAATTAACCAAGGTGAAATCGATGCAATATTTGTTACAAACGTTGGAAATCCTTTAACGGATGAAACAGATGCGGCAGAATGGGCAACTCGTATGGCTGCCATTGGTGCAACAAAAATTATCGAGCTTCATGTGATTGGTGATAAGCCAGCTCCTGAAGAAAATAATATTATTATTTCTCGTAACATTGAAGTAACAGGAAATAAAGGGCACGTGATTAATGTTGAGATTCAACAAACTAATCAAGTGAACTACGATTTCTTACGCGCTATGGAGTGTGGCAAACAAGTGTTAGTTTGGTACAGAACTTCTGGCGGTTTATTATATGGAGGTGCAGCTGGTATTCCAGGCTCATTAAAATTAAATGAAATCATCACAAAAAGCCGTAAAGAGATTATCACGTTCCAAGGAACTTTCAAGTGGTCAGCTAAACACCACCCTTGCAGAACATTATCTCCAATCTAATCAATATTCATTTATAAAAATACATTACAATGGCAGATTTAATTAACTGTAACAACAATAGCATCACTTTAGAGCAAGCTCTAGGTGCATGCTTAACTAAAACAACTGGAGGCGATGTTGCAGTTCGCACTATGTTTGTGGATGCCTGCGCAACAGATGCAATTGATTGCAATAATGGTGCTTTGCCTTTAGATCAATTATTAAAATCATCTATTGGTATTTCAAGTTGTGGAAAACCAGCTATTCGATTCGGAGTGAAGCCAGCTGATTTAGCTTTGGCTTTCGGTGCGGTTGCTTATGCAGACTTAACGGCTGCAAATACAGCTTTAGCAGCTGGAGTTATTTTCTATAACACCGCTTTAGGTAAATTGGATATCACAACAGCTTAATCACTAAGTAAAAAAAAGTATAAAAGGCTCTGATTAATAGTTAGAGCCTTTTTTTAAACTATGACCACTGAAGTAGGAAATATACTAAAGTCTTTTTTAGAGCCCCTAAGAGTTGGCGGTACTGGAACAAATCAGTTCATTGATAAATTAGCTGGAGTTGTCAAAACTATTGCCAAATCAGACATCGGGCAAAACAATACTAGAGTATCAAAAACATTTCCAGTGGCTTGTGGAACTTCCTTTACTGACTGTAACAATCCAAGTACTTACACGGACTTGGTGCCAAATAGCAATTTAGGTTGCATCATTTACTTTGAAGATTTAGGAGTAAGATTAATCAGTGAAGATGGTCACAAAAGAAACTGGAAAGGTTCTTATCGTTTAGTGGGCTGGGTAAATCAAAAGAAATTAGGTTATAATGATTGTAGTGTTACTGGACAAGTAATCAATACAATTATTAATCAGTTTCCTAAAAGCTTTTTTAATGTGACTGACACCATTTACCAAAAATGTTCGATTGAAGTATTAGGACAGGATCCAAAGTCAACGAATCCATTTTTAAAGTATTCATACGATGAAGATAAAACACAATACTTAATGCATCCATTTGATTACTTCAGTATTCAAGTAGATATAAATTATACGGTTGATAGCAGATGCTTGACGCCATTTGAAAAACAAGGAGAAAATACTTGTAACACTTAAAAAATAAAAACCATGGCATATACCAATTATACCGACTGCGATAACAAAAATTTATATATTGAGCAACTTGAAAAACAATCTTATATTGCTGACATTGATGGCAAGCCTTTAGAAAAGGTTGCTGTCGTTTTTAATTATCAAGGAGGCTTAAGTCAAGTCAGAAAAACAAATTTAACCAATACTGCTTTTGAAGTAAAGGCCAGTAAAGGAAATTTAATTGGTTGGAATATTATCAATCCAAACGCTTCAGTTGTTTATGTAAAATTCTATGATAAAGCAGCCGCTAGTGTTAATGCTGCAACCGATGTACCTAAATTAACATTAATGCTTCCTGCTAGCGGAACAGTTTACGTTGCGCCTAATGCTATTCAACAAGAGTTTGGCGTTGCTATATCAATGAGAGCTTGTACAGGAATAGCAGACACTGATAATACTGCTCCCGGAACAGCAATTCACATCAACGCTTTATTTAATTAATTATGGCGGTACAAACTTATAATTTCCCAACGCATACAAATAACGATACGTTTAATGGTATTGAATTTGAAGTTTTGCTTAACGCGGCGGCTGTTAATTTAACTGGAGCAACTATAAAGATGCAATTAAAGGATTCTTCAGGAAAATCAGTTGCAGAATTTAGTACAACAAATAGTAAACTAGAAATCACTGATGCGGTTGCTGGAAAGTTTGCGTTTAAAAAACAAATTATTTCCGCTTCTCCTTTTCGCTATAACTATGACATTCAAATCACTTTCTCTAATGGCGATAGAAAGACATGGATAAAAGGTGAATGGACAATATCTAAAGATGTTACATCTCAATAATGGATAACGTTGTTATAAATATTACAGAACTTCCAAATAATGTTTCGTTTCAGATCATTGAAGGCGGTGGTGGAATGCAGTGTGCTGACTTAGCTGCTTGTCAAACTATTATTGATATTGAAGCAGACTTAAACACTGTCGCTTCCGATTTAGCTGCTCATGAATCTAATACAAGTAATCCGCATAATGTTACCAAAGCGCAAGTTGGCTTATCGAATGTAGATAATACTTCGGATATTAATAAACCAGTATCGACTGCACAACAAACAGCTTTAAACTTAAAAGAAAATGTTGCCAATAAGGTAACTAATTTTAACGCGCCAAATAATACCGATTATGCTACGACTCAGGCAACTATTGATTTAGTTGATAATAGAGTTCAATCGAATATTAAAATCATCGGTGATTGGGACGCCACAAGCGGTTCATATCCTTTAGATGATGAAAGCAACACAACTCCTTTTATCGTTCAATGGGGCTCAACTATCAAAGCAGGTTGGGCATTTCGTGTAGGTTATGGACAAGCTGGAACTGTTGGTGGTTTTGATTATGAGAATGGTGATGTTGTTTATGCTTTAGTGGATAATCCAACGGATAACTCGTCAGATTGGGGAGATTTAGACCATAATCTTCAACAAGCAACTGAAAGTTTAAGAGGAACAGGAAAAGTAATTACTGCCGCTATTATAGCTGATGAAACTACGACAGATGATGAGAAATTTGTTACTGGAAAAAAATTATGGTTAAACTTCTGGACTCGTGTTTTAGCAATGGCTCATACATTTGCAGCTAAAATTACATTTTCTACTGCGCCTCGTTTTTCTAGTGTTACAGCATCAGAATATTTAAAAGTAGACGGTAATAAAGATTTAACTTCGGTTGCTGCAATTCCAGCTCCTGATGTTACTGAAGACTCAACTCACCGTTTTATAACTGATGTAGAACGTTTAAAATGGAATAGATTTTCATATACTGATACGGTACTTGGAACGGCAACAAGTGGAACAGGAAACCAATTTTCTAAAAGCGTTTTAATACCCGCTAATACAATTTCAAGCGGGGCTTTAAACATTAAAGGTAGGGCCTTTAAAAACGGTTCTTCGTCTTTTGGGTGGTTAAATATTTATATAAATACAGCTAATAATTTAAGCGGCGCGGCTCATCTAGGGCAGATAAACAGTGCAGGTGTGAATACATTAGTAAATTTTGCAATAGATAGAACTATACCAATACAAGCAGGTTCTTTTGTTACGTTTATCGTTAATACTACAAATGGATTTGAAGAAATTGTCACTAATAACGTATCAACTACTACAATAGATTGGACAGTTGACCAATACGTTATTCTTTCTTGTCAATGTAATATAGGTACAGATACTATGAGAGCAACTTTTTTAAGCGTAGTACAGCATTAAAATTTAAAAAAAATTATATGTCAACAGAAATAAATACTTCATCACATCTTATGATGCTTTTTAGCTCACTAGCTTCTGGAGCCTTGATTCTATTTAGCCACTTAATTACGAGCTATCAAAATATTCACTTGCCTCCTATTATTATTGAGGTATTGCAAGTGTCTTCTTATGCTGGAGCTGATTTAGCACACTATGACAAACAAGGATTTTCAACAATGTCTGAAATAAATTATAACGCAAAACTAGCAAACGGACTTTAAATGGCTTTCAAATTTAACGAGATAACATTTGACTTAAAAGATATACTTCTAATCGTTGGGTTAGTTGCTGGTTACTTCAACTTTAAATCAGAGCAAAACGAAAAGTTTAATGAACTGAAATTAGAGATAAAACAAATAATAGCAGATAATAGGGTTCAAGAAATTAAGTTCAATGCCAAATTCGATATGCTTAATAAACCGACAAGCGAACGGAAAACAAGTGAGAATGACACCATCTGCTTTGTGGCTATTGTTCACGATAATAGAATTAAGATTGAAAGCTTAGATGACGACGAGAAGGCATAATTATTTATTTATAAAACAAAAGAAAATGCATATTATTATAGATCCAGGTCACGGTGGAATTATTCATGGAAATTATGTAACGCCAGGAAAGCGCTCTCCAAAATGGAAAGACTTGCCTCAATTATTTGAGGGTGTTCAGAATCGTGAAATAGCTAATATCTTAAAATCAAAACTAGCAGCTGCTAATATCTCATTTACTGATATAGTAGACTCCCAAACAGATGTAAGTCGTCCAACAAGAATACAAAGAGCAAATACATGTTATAGCATTCATAAGGATGCTAT